TAACCTTATCTGGCACTTCTGGAACTTTCTACATTGACATGGTACAAGCACAAGATACTTATCAACCTTCTGACTACTTTGACGGCTCTCTTCCAGCCTCTTACGGAGCGGTTTGGCAAGGAACGGCACATCAATCAAACTCTCTTTACTACCCAGGTAAGGCAAACAAGATTCGCCGCCTTGCAGAAACTCTCATTGACTGGTTACCGATGAACCTTTGGTGGAGAGTCACAACTCCAGCAGGATTGGAATATACCAACCTAGACGTGTAGGCTCTGCCTCATGGTTGACTATATTCTCGCTTCACTAATGGTGGGCATGGCTCTCACCTACATTCTAGAACTTGTTGATTTAGGCTTTTTTTCTCGTGCCTCTTTAAATAAATTCTTAACTCTACCCCTTAGCGTTGGCGGATTTTATCTGCTAGGTTATTGGGACAAATCACTTGTCGTAGCAGTTCCAGCATCAATATTCGTTGCACTGTTTATTGGCAAGCAACTAAACAAACCAGCACAGGTGTTAAATCCACGACTACCACGACTATAAGAGGGCGCTATGAAGATTGCAGTAATTTCATATCAAGACATAGATGTTACAGACGGACTAGATGATTTATTCGACAGGTACGGGGTAGAGAACACAACAGTTCTCATTCCTATTTTGAAACGGGATAGAGAGTTTACTCAAAGCGTTGTACAGGCTTGCTTAGACCACGGAGTTAAAGTCCATTGCTTCTTCACAAGTGCAGAAGGCTTAGACCACATCCTTAAACAAGCAGATGACGTAACCGTCACTGATAACCCTGTTAAGGAAGTCCTCTTGCAACTTAACACAGGAGACTCACTTGGCTTGGTGTGGGACGACTCACCGCAGGCCCATTTTGCCTTGCACACAGTTGAAGACCTTGCTTTGGACACTTGGGACATCACAGATGGCTTAGATATCCTAGACATTGAGCCAGAGGACTACAGTGACATGAGCGCCAAAGAGTTACACGGCGCAATGCACAAGCACCTCGGAATGTTCATTGACCTACTCGCTGCTTTTGTTGCGGAGACAGTCATGGAGTCACTGAGCGAAGCGGTAGCAGAGCACATCATTGACTCAGAGACCAAACGCAACATCTCACCCTTCAAGGACGAAGAGTAGCCTAAAGCCGTGCAGATGCCTTCAGAGGCTTATTCAGCCTCATTAACCGATTACCAGTTCCGACTGTTAGCCGTGCTATGCCATTTAGCGGGCTCCAGAGGCTCTCTGAGGGTCTCAGCAGGGGAACTTTGTGCACATACTGGCAACGTCCATGTGAAGACCGTCAGAAGGGGCCTCAAAGCCTTGGAAGAGGCAGGGTTCATTTCAAGGACAAACGTTAAGAAGGGGGGTGGACTCCAGGGTCCATCCCTAATCAAGATAGGGAATCGTACTGTCCACCCAGCAGGGAACTCTAATGTCCACCCAACAGGTGGTAAGGTGACTAATAGTTACAATAGCCATATAGCCAATAAGCCATTAGTACCTAATAGCCAATCTAGTTATAAATTAAAAGATTCTGAGGAAAAGGATTTCCTCAAAGAAATTAAGGTGCCTATGAGAAAATATGAGGATGATGGAGACAATCTGGCGGGCTTTGGACTCGTTGAACCCAAGGACGCCCCGCAGCCCAAGATACGAAAGTCGGACCCCAAAACTCGTGGCAAGCGACCAGAGCACGAGTGGACACCGATGGACGTTGCTGCAGAGTTTAGTTTCCAAGTGGGCCGTAAATACCCGCTACTTCCAGGAACTGTCTCCGTCAAGTCGTTATCAGGGGCACTCGCAAAATTCCGAAAGCAATACCAAACCACCGCACTCATCGAACTAGAGTTGCTACGCCTGTTCATGGCGGATGAAAGCAACTTCAAGAACATTGGGGACGAAGCCCCACACCTGTACAAGATGTACCTTGCGTCATTTGGCAAGAAGATGAATCAGGCACGAGACAACCTCGGACTTAACCGCATGACGGCAAAAGTTGAAGTTGCACAAACATCTGATAGGCTCGTCGCCAGCGATGGTCGTACTTTCCAGAATTCTCTTTCTGGTCGTGCACAACTAGAGCGTCATGAAACTCGCATAAAGGAGAATACAAATGGCTAAAAAAGTAGCGGCAAAGTTTGTCGCAACTATCGAACTCAATCCTGAAAAAGCAGGCGGTTGGTTAGCAATCGTTAGCGTTCAGAAAGAAGCAAGCGGCGGAATTAATTCAATGCAACCTGCAGAAGGTCTTAGCGAATACGCTGCATGGAAGAACGCATCAGCAGCAAAGCGTTGGGTAAAGTCAATGGTGCTAAAGCACACACCACGCAAGTCAGTTAAGATGGTTGTTACCAAGGAAGACAAAACAACTGGTAAGCCAACATTGTTGTCTGGTGTCCTTGAGTACAAGGTGGATGCATAATGGCTGTTATGCCTACGGGCGGCAAAGAACCTGCCAAGACAACAAAGAAGAAGACTGTCAAAAAGTCTGCGGTAGAGCAGAAGATTGAAACTTCAATTGAAGAGCAGATTGACAAGGCACTTCTAAAGTACCCAACCGACAAGAAAATTCTCCGTTTCTTTGGAGACACAATGTTGTTGATTGGTTCAGTATTTACTAACATCGGACTTCGCTACGGCGGCGTCTACGAGTACGAATTCGAATCAGAAAAGTAATCAAACAGCGAGGGCTAAATGTACGACGTCAACAGTTTGTCACCAAGTAAGAAGCACTGGTTGCTTCGTAACTCAAACATTCCACACCGTTTCATCGGTTTAGAGCCACAGGACATTATTGACCGTTCTGGTTCTTTTCCCGACGAAGTGAGTAACTGGATTGATGACGTGGTGCACGGACATGTTGTAAAGCAAATTGGCAACATCGGAGTAAACGGCGTTGGTCTTCTCTTTGATGGTGGCCCTGGGATAGGTAAAACAACTCATGCCGTAGTCGCAGCCATGGAGGTTATCCGTCGCCTCCCTGACGAAGATGGGAAGGCTGCTCGCCTTCTGCAAGTCAACCCATCTGACTACGGCATTAGGTTGCGCCCTATTTACTACATGACATATCCAGAATTTCTATCTCGCAAGAAGTCAACGTTTGACGCTGATGGTGAAGACAAGCGAGAGATGAATTACGAGATTGATGGCCTACACGGTCGTTCCAAGTTTGACTGGCTAAACGTTCGTATTCTTGTGATTGATGATTTAGGTAAAGAATACGGTTCTAAATACGATGATACTTCTTTTGATGAAATCCTTCGTTTGCGTTACGACAAGGGTTTACCAACAATTGTTACTACAAACGTACGTTTAGAAAATTGGGAATCAAAATATGGAGAAGCAATGGGTAGTTTCGCTAACGAAGCATTCGTAAGAGTCCCTATCATTGGTGCAGACCTACGTGGTGCACGATGAAAGGACCTAAAGTGAGTTCTGCTTGGAGAACAGTTCAGCAGTTTATCTCTGCCCAAGGTGCTGGAATCTTTGAGGTAGAAGTGGAGACTGATACCAAAGATATCCGTTGCACCTGCCCTGTCTTTTCAAAGAAGGGTTCTTGCAAGCACATTCAGTTTGTAAACGACAAGATTAAATACACAGGTCATTACTCAATTATGGTGCCTAACGAAGTGCCAGAAGAGATGGCGCTTGACGCAAACACTGATGCGGCAAAGTTCCGTGAGTTTGTAGTTAAGTACGCCAAGATAGAAGTACTATGAAAGGCGGGGACATTTCTAATGTCTCCTCTCCGCAAGTCATTGTCACTACCGATGTTGTAGTGAGGTTAAAAGAAGAAGAGTCCAGAAAGTTACTCGTAAAGAAGACTGAGTTTAAAGTCGGTGACCTTGAACTTCTTTCTCTAAATACGTTATGGAGAGCCTCAAGCGATTATGGACTTTCTTTAGAACTTGCAGGGTTTGAAAAAGAAGGTTGGACAGAGTCACTGTTAGAACAGGCGTTCGAAAAATTTGAACGTAGAGTTGTAAACCCATTCAATTATTGGCAACTTTATGAAGACCGTGACGAGGTGGTAGGGTTACTGCCCTATAGACCAAACTTACGGGCGGTCATAGACGTTCCAGACCAAGTTGCACGATATGGGTCTGCGGGTGTAGAAATAGGCAACATCTAGTCCTTGAGGGAGGGCGTTATGGGAAACGTAGCAAACACAAATTGCCCAATGTGTCGAGCACACAACATCGAACGCATTTGGGTTAACGGCAATTCTTATTTGCAGTGTCAGTCATGTGGAGAGCGGTGGAAATAAATGGCATCAGATAACGAACATCGCCTAATTAGCAAGGTCATCAAAGACCGAGAAATAACTCCTGTATTACAACGTGGCGTTGGTGACGTTTGGTTTCTTGACGACGATAACCGCAAGGTCTGGCAGTTTCTTCGTAAGCACTACGGTGAGTACAACGAAGTACCAACAGGTACAACTGTTAAAGACCATTACCCAAATTACAAGATTTTAGATGTAGAAGACACAATAGATTATTTGTTAGACACGATGGTGGATTTCCGCCGTCGTATGTTGACTCGACAAGGTTTAGAGAACGCTGTTGAGCAATTACAAGAAAACAACCACGATGCAGCACTGTTGGCGATGGAAGCAACTATCACCAAAGTTAACGAGCAAGGTGTACTAGGCACTCGTGAAATTGACCTTAGTAAAAATACTCAAGAGCGTTACGACCAATACCTATCCCTCAAGAACGAAGAGTTCTTAGGTATCCCTACTGGTTTCTCAAAGATTGACGAAGCAACTGCAGGCTTGCAGGGCGGTCAGTTAATTACTGTAATTGCACCACCTAAAACTGGTAAGTCTCAGGTTGCACTGCAGATGGCAATCAATGTTCACAAGTTGGGTAAAGTCCCAATGTTTCAATCATTTGAAATGAACAACCACGAACAACAACAACGTCACGATGCAATGCGTGCTCACATTGACCACGGTCGTTTACGTCGTGGAAAGTTAAAGCCTCGTGAAGATGAGCGTTATGTAGCGATGCTTAACGATATGGAAACTATGCACCCCTTTCATTTGGTGGATGCAGTTAACGGAATTACAGTCTCAGCGTTGTCAGCCAAGATTGAGCAAATGAAACCAGACATTGTGTTTGTTGATGGTGTGTACTTGATGATGGATGAGTTGACTGGTGAGATGAACAC